CATAGCGCGGCGGCCTCCGTCCACATGGCGTCGATCTGCTCCGGTGTCAGACCTAGCGCGGCGCAACCTGCTCAATGAGTGGATGCGACCGCTCGAATGTGGTCGCATATTCCCACTCGATCCGCGCGACCTCGCGGTCTGTTTCGTCCTCGATGGCATCGATGGCTGCCTCGACCGACGACAGGCTAATGTCATGAAGGACGAGGCCGAGCCGAAGCTGACGCGACGTGAGCGTCGGCAGCACCGGCGGCGGTGCGCGGGTTGAGGATCGCCGCCACCTCCGGGTCAGTGTCCGGCAGCGGCTCCGGGTCGGTGATACCCGGCTGCGGCATCCCGTAGATCGCCACGACAGCGCCGTTGCCGTCGCGCTCGACATAATAGACCTCGCTCATTTGCCGATCCTCGGAATGCTCTCGTCGATCCAGCCCCGTACCCAAAGCTGAGAGCCGTAAGAACCGTGGGCGGACTGGATACCAAAGTAGATTTGCCCGGACGTATTCGTCCGAACTGACACGGGGTCTATGGTCCAAAGGGTGCTGCCATGGCCATCGCCGGCATCGATCCCCCACCGATGGATGCGCTCTCGGACATCCGCGTTCGCGCCATCTCCGAAGATAGCTTCACCGCCGTCTTGTGGATTAGGTGTTGAAACGCTTGCCAGCGCCATCGAGAGGATGAGCTTCAGGCGAACGCCTGTAGGAACCGGGCAGGACAGAAGACTGTAGGCTCTATTGCCGGCGACTGACCCGTAGGCAGAGACGCCATTGCCGCCGGATACGTTGTAACGGAACTCGTTCCCGTCCTGCACGAACGGCCGGATGTTCCCGCTGCCATCGGTCATGATCGCCCCGAGCCGCTGCACGCGCGTCCAGCCAACTGGAACGGTTGGTGACGTGGCGGATGTCGAGAGGAGCACATCGCCGGTGCCGTCGTCATCCTTGCGGATGACGAAAACGTGGTAGGTCGCATTCGCGGCCTTGGAACCGGTGTCGAGCCCGCCCTCGCCGTCGCCCTCGGACCAATTGGCGTCGAGACGCTTGGTGATCGTGGAAGAAATTTCGACAGTCGCGCCACTGCCGCGAGCGCGGCCCGGCGCAATGTCAATATCGTTATTCGCATCAGTCCCATTGTTGGATAGAGTGAGGCCGGCGACAAACTCCGGCGGTATCAGAGCGTCAACCCCGGCGGATGTGTCCTGCCACGATGGGTCCGCGCCCGCGCCGCCGGACGTGAGTACCTGTCCTGCCGCGCCAGCGCCGAGCGCCGTCCAGCCGGACGCCCCGCGATACAGAACAGCCCCGCGCGTGTTGCTTATCTTGTCGAGCAGCGCCGAAAGCGTCACGCCAACCGGTACGCCGGTCGAGCCGGAGACATTGCCCAGCACCCGCCCGTCTGCGATCTGCTTGTTCGCATCGGTCCAGATAGGCGACGTGCCTATGGTCGCGCCCGTGGCGCTGAGCCGGATGGTGTTCACCACCGCGCCGGTAGCGTCATGGAGCACCAACCATACCTGATTCGAAGTGCGATCCCAGTAAACCGTACCGCGACGGACGCCGGTCTCGTCCGTTAGGCGGAATGCCGGACTTTCGCTCGCGTTGGCCGCGCTTACGAACAGCACCGTTGGAACCCGCAACGGTCCCGTCATCACATCGCCGGTCTTTTTCACGGCCCACTGGTCGAAATTGCCGCTATGCAAGATAGGCGTTCCAGCGTTGTTTGCGCCTAGCGACAAATCGACATAAAGCCCGCGATGGCTACCGCCCGACTCATAGAATCGAATCTGATTCGATGCAGAATCAATTCGTATCTTGCCTCCAACCAAGGTTGTGCCGGATGTTGGAGTGTTCAGTTGAAGGATGCCGCCTTGAGTAGAATTAGAAAACTCAGAAGTAATGATACCATTTGCAGTAAGATTAGAAAAGTGAACATCGCTGTGATAACCAACCCCGAGATTGGCACGGGCAGTATACTTGTTCGGAATATCTGAAAGATTATTACCTTTAATTACAACTGTCGCATTGAGATTGGTGACATTTGCTTGAAGGGCAGCAATATCAACGTCATTGCTTGTGATTTGTGACTGAAGATACGCCAGATTTGCCGAAAGATTATCGACTTCCGAAATGGTAATGGTGTTCTTGACTGCGATGGTGCCTAGTTCAAGGACGGTGCGGGCGGCTGCTGGCGTTGGAGCACGAAACACCAAACGTCCAGTGGTCCCGTGGTCGATGATCGTATTCGACGTGATTTCCGCATTGTGCTTGACGTGTACCATCAGTTGCGAAACCGTCAACTTAGAAGTTGTCGTGTCATTCGCAACCGCGAAAACGTCTGAATTCGCCAGTTTGTCGTTTACGACTAGTTCTGGAATTTTTTTGAAATTGGTGATGGACATGTCTTCTGCGCCAGTTTCTCAATATATTTAGTGTTCAGTCCCCGCGCTAAATAGAATCATGACGACAAATCCATATTTTCGTAATTTCAACCACGAAAGAACGCAGCGACTCGTATCGGACCTGATCATCGAGTCGATAAAAATGTTCGGCTACGACATTTATTATATCCCGCGCACTGTCGAAAACATGGATTTGGTTTTCGGCGAGGACACGCTATCGAAATTCGAACACTACAACGTCATCGAAGCCTATATCAAGAATGTCGATGGTTTTGCTGGTCAAGGCCGGTTCATGTCGAAATTCGGTGGACTCGAATTCCGCGACCAAATCACGTTCACTATTGCGAAACGTAGGTTCGACCAAATCAGAACCGAAAAGGTAATGACGGAAAATGGATGGAATCTACAACTCGAAAACGCCAACACGAAGGTTCCATTCTCACATTCGTCCATCATGCTCGAAGAGGGAAACGTTGATAGTTTCTCGATCACGTTCGAACGTCCGCGCGAAGGTGACCTTATCTATTTTCCCATGGCCGACAAGATTTTCGAGATCAAATATGTGAATTACGAGACGGTATTCTATCAACTTGGGCAACTACAAGTCTATGACCTAGAATGCGAGTTGTTTGAATATTCGAACGAACGCTTCGAGACTGGTTACCAACCCATCGACAATATCGAAGACCTGTTTAACACGAACCTCAAGAATTTCGAGATTGTCACGGAAGACGGGGAGCCGATTGAAAAGGAAGATGGCGATTCGCTTGTCCAAGAAGTCATGTTGCCGGAAGCGGCAGACAAGTCGGCAAACAACAACGTATTCACTACAGAATCGGATGGTGTGGTGGATTTCGGGGAAAGAAGTCCATTTGTGAAGCACAACGAACATTTCAAATGGTAATATGACATGCTGAATTCCATCTTTTACCATTCCCTAACAAGAAAATACGTCATCGCATTCGGCAATCTATTCAACGACATCTACATTCGTCGCGTTGACGCCAACAAGAATACTGTCCAGACATTCCCCGTTCCCATTCAATGGGGACCAAGACAGAAATGGGAAGCCCTGATCGCCAATCCGCCACAAGACGCGAAAGTCGCGATTCAAGTTCCGCGCATGGGCTTCACCTTCACGAACATTCAATACGATCCAAACCGACAGAAGAGTCCTCTGAATCGTCACTCAAACATCATTGTAGGCGACGATTACAACAGGAATTCGCAATACGCACCGGTTCCGTACAAGATCACGGCAGAATTGAACGTATATTCAAAGAATATCGATGATGCCTATCAGATCATGGAACAGATCGTGCCTTTCTTTCAGCCGGATTTTCAGCAACAATTGCATCTCATTCCGGAAATGAACATCAGTCTCGATACGAAATATGTGCTGACCGGAAGTATGGTCGAAGAAGTATATGAGGGCGAATTCCTAGAAAGAAAGTATTCTGTCCACACATTCACTTTCGAGATCGACGCTTGGTATTTTGGACCAATTGATCGTCAAGGAGTCATCAAGCGAGTACAGGTTGACATGATTTCAGTTCCGGGTTCAGGACCGATCACCGGTGAAGAAGTCCAAAAATACGGAAGGTCACATCGGTTGGTTGTGCGTCCGGGGATGACGCCGGACGGCAAGCCGACTACCGATCCCGATAAGACCATTCCCTATCAACAAATCAATCCGGAGGACGATTACGGATTCATCGAAGAGTCATATTTCTTCAATGATGGCAAAAAGTACGATCCACGCAGCGGAACAGACAAATGAAGGAAATTGACAAGATTTTAGGCATTCCTTCGACGACGCCGGTACCACAAAAGACTTCCGCAGACTCGGCCATGATTGTCGCACATTCTGAAAAACAACCGGACATTTCTCCGGAAGAGAAAGCACGATTGCAAGTACAGGATGTTGAAGAACAACTTCGCCGAATGGAAGAAAATAAAATCGACAAGGATTTCGACGAGGCGCGACACTACATCCAGAAATCATTGGAAGTTACCCACGACGCAATCGAACGCATTATCCTCTTGGCCGGGGAGACCGAGAAGGCGCAATACTACGAGGTGCTAAATAAATTCTTGGCTACCATGTCATCAAACTCCAAAGACTTGTTGGAGCTTTACGAAAAGAAAAACAAAGCAAAGGGATTGGTGAGGCCGAAGGATTCGCAACCGCAGATCAACAATTCGACAGTTACGAATATCAACAATGCGGTATTCACCGGAACACCAAAAGATTTGAAAAGACTAGTGGACGCGAAG